GGTAATTTGCACCGCAGCTTTCGCATTGTGCGAGCATTTTAAAATCCATGTCAACGACAACACCCCATGAATAAAAGACACGTTAGCCAAAGCAGTTGCGCTGAGATATTCGGAGTACACCGAAACACAGTAGCGAACTGGATCAAGCAGGGGTGCCCCTTCGTTCAGAAGGCTAACAAAAAGCAGGGTAAAGACTGGGTTCTTGATACCGCCGATGTTGCACAGTGGCGAGCAGATAAGGCTGTGCAAGATACAGTGGGTGATACCGAAGCTGCAACCGAGGACGAACTTAGGCGCCGAAAGCTTGCAGCTGATACACAACTTGCTGAATTGGAGGTTGGGAAAAAACGAGGCGAGCTAATACCGAAAGATGAAATTGACAAAACGCTTTCTGCATTAGCCATTGCTACCAGAACCAGATTGCTTTTGGTTCCAAGGCGTTGCGCTACCCAGTTGATAGGTAGAACCAACGAAGCTGAGATAAAAGAGATTATCGAAGCTGAGCAACTTGAAGCGCTTAGTGATGTTTCTCAATTAGTCATAGATGATGAATGATAGTTATGACTACCGCCCAATACTCAGGAATATTACTCGAAACTGCTTAGAGCATTTCAAACCCCCAGAGCCGTTATTGCCATCACAATGGGCAGAGCAGCATTGTAGAATTCCAGCAGGCAACGCTTTGCCTGGTCCGGTTAGGTTTGCGAACGCGCCTTACCAAGTTGAACCGCTTAACATGACAGCGGATCCAAACTGTCACCGCATTACTGCAATGTGGGGCGCACAGGTTGGTAAAACTCAAATGCAACTTATGGCGATAGGTTATTTTATCGCGCATGAGCCAAGCAGCATCATGTTGATGCAACCTAGCCAGTCAGACTTCAATACGTTTCTTAACGCGAAGTTCGACCCTATGGTTGACGGAACGCCAGCGCTTTCTGAGAAAGTTGCAAAGCCTCGTTCGCGTGATGGTGTGAATAACCAGACAATGAAAAGTTATCCAGGCGGCTTTCTTATGGGCGCATGGTCTGGTTCACCAAAAACAATGCGTGGCCGTTCAGCGCCTAAAATCATTTGTGATGAAACAGACGGTTATGAGCGAACCCAAGAGGGCCACCCCGTTTCGCTTATCTGGCAACGTGCTGCCACGTTTGGTGATCAACGCTTACTTTTTGAAACATCAACACCCACTATTAAAGGTGAGTCGCACATTGAATCCAGCTTTGAAGCTGGTGATAAACGCCGCTGGTTTGTTCCTTGTGGTGATTGCGGCCATAAGCAATATCTTAAGTGGGGCCAAGTTAGCTGGCAAAAAGACGAGAGCGGTGAACATCAACCTGAGACCGCCGTTTACGTTTGTGAGGAATGCGGTTGTGCGTGGGATGATGGCGCCCGCTATCAAGCTATTAGAAAAGGTGAGTGGATAGCTGAAAAGCCATTTCGAGGCCATGCCAGTTATCACTTGCCAGAGTTGGCAAGCGCCTTTAGAAAGTTGAAAGACATTGTTATTTCTTTTGTTGAAAAGAAAGCAATGGGTGATTTGCAAACCTTCACCAACGTTTCACTTGCTGAGACTTGGGAAACAGAAGGGGCAAAGCAAGACCCTGAAGCGCTTTACACGCGCCGTGAGCATTACGCCGCCCCCGTTCCTAATGGCGCTGTACTTGTTACCGCTGCAGTAGATACCCAAGATGATCGTTTAGAAATTCAGTACGAAGCTTGGGGCGAAGGCCAAGAAAACTGGAAAATTGATTTCGAGATATTGCGCGGCGATTTAAATAAGCCAGATATATGGCGGCGTTTAGATGCAGCGCTAGATAGGCGCTTTGAGCACGAAAGCGGTGTGATGTTAGATATTTCTGGCACCACCATTGATACTGGCGGTCACTTTACGCAACAGGTGTACGATTACGTTCGCCAGCGTGGTTACGGAATCTTTGCTATTAAAGGTTCCAGTAATAAAGATGCGCCTTTGGTCGGCAGGCCCAGCAAAAACAACTTGGGTCGAATCAACCTGTTCCAACTAGGAACGCACAAACTTAAACAACAAGTAATGCAGCGCGCAGGGATATTAGAGCCCGGTGCTGGTTACATTCATTTCCCCGTTAGCGATCAGTTCGATAAAGAATGGTTTCTTCAGTTCACTTCTGAAGAACTAGTAACGCGCTATGTAAAAGGGGTTAGAAAAGAAGAATGGCGCAAGACTCGACCAAGAAACGAAGCTTTCGACTTAAGCGGTTATAACTTGGCGTGTCTTTACATACTTAACCCCGACTTTGAACAGTTGCGGCACGAGATAGAGCGTCAGCAATACAAATCAGAAGAACCTAAATCAACGCCCACTTCAAACAGTGGCGGCGGTGGTTGGTTGAACACATCAGGTGGCAGTTGGTTATGACAGATTCACAAGTAATGCTCGATCTTTATCTGCAGGCTGAAAAAGATGTATTAGCAGGCAAGAACGTTACTTTCCGCGGTGAAACTGTTGGCATGGAAGATCTTGAATCAATCCGTAATGGCCGTAAAGAGTGGGAACGAAAAGTTCGTGATGAAGCCAACGGTAACCGCCCTTACTCACTAGCGAGCTTTTCATGAATTTCCTTGATAAGACAATTCTTGCCTTTGCTCCAAAGTGGGGCGCTGAAAGGTTAAAGCACAAGGCTATTGCTCAGCAGTTTCTGAACTACGATGCAGCCCAGCCTGGCAGAACCCGCAAAATGAAAGTTGATAACCGTTCTGGTGATACAGCGGTTAGAGGCGCCGCCACATCAATACGTGGTCAAGCACGATACTTGGATGAAAACCACGATTTAGTTGTAGGCCTGCTCGATAAGTTAGAACAGAAAGTTGTAGGTCCAAAGGGTATATCTGTTGAGCCAATGCCTCTCACCGTAGCAGGCGAGAAAGCAGAAGAATTTGCTCAGCAAGTTTCACGCTTCATTGATGAACTATCTCTCGCCCCAGATACAACCGGCGAATATTCGCGTGCAGAAATGGAACGTTTAGTTTGCCGCTCTTGGCTGCGTGATGGTGAGTGCTTCGGGAAATTCGTAGAAGGCAACGTTGCCAACTTTAAGCACAACACTCGCATTCCATTAAGTGTTGAATTGTTAGAGTCTGATTTTTTACCGATGGATGACATCATTGGTGACCGAATCATTCAAGGCATTGAGCGTAATAACTGGGGGCAGCCCCTAGCATACCATTTTTATAAAGAGCATCCGGGCAGTGTTTACGGGTTCAATACAAATACTATTGCGGTACCAGCTGCAAGAGTAATGCACTTAAAGCACACAAACCGCCTAAGACAAGGCCGTGGCGTTTCTATCCTACACGCTGTTATCACTCGCCTTGAAGATTTGAAAGATTACGAAGAATCAGAACGCGTAGCGGCTCGTATATCTGCGGTTCTGGCCGCTTACATCAAACGTCCCGATGGCCCTGGCGCACATAAACCAAATGGAGATAGAACTTTCCAAATGGCACCGGGCATGGTGTTCGATGGCTTAATGCCGGGTGAGGAAGTTGGCACGGTTGAAAGTAATCGCCCAAGTACACTACTTCAACCATTCCGTGATGCGATGTTGCGCGCAGTTGCCAGCGGTACCAGAAGCACATTCTCTAGCATTTCTGGTCAGTATGACGGGTCTTATTCTGCCCAGCGTCAAGAAATGGTGGAAGGTTACGCTGGTTATGAAGCACTTCAACAAATATTCATTGCTAAATGGTCGCGTCCGTTCTATCGCAAAGCGCTAGAAATAGGTATTGCTTCAGGAATGCTTGACGTTCCCGCCGATCTCGATATGAACACGCTATACAACGCTGTTTATATTGCGCCAGTAATGCCGTGGATTGACCCCGACAAAGAGACAAAAGCGCACGAACGCCAAGTTAAGGCAGGCTTTAACACTGAGGCCAACGTGATCCGCTCTAAAGGGTTAAACCCGCAAGAAGTTAAAAAACAGCGAGCACAAGAAATCAAAGAAAACGAAGAGCGTGATTTGGTGTTCAGTTCTGATGCTCGCCACGAAGTTCAGCAACCCACAGTACAACAAGGGGCAGATAATGCCGGAAACTAACCAAAATTGGTACGAGTTCAAAGCGCTCGAAAATGGTGCTACTGAAATCTACGTATACGATGAAATTGGCTTTTGGGGCATTACTGCGAAAGATTTCGCTCGTGACCTTAAAGAGCTAGACCCTAAAGGTGAAATTAATCTACGTATTAATTCACCAGGCGGTTCTGTTACAGACGGAATTGCTATTTACAACCTTCTTAAAAACCACAAAGCGAAAGTGAATACTTTTGTTGATGGCCTAGCCGCTTCAATGGCTTCAGTTATCGCAATGGCTGGTGACACCATCACCATGCCAGAAAACGCCTTAATGATGATTCATAACCCTTGGGGTGGCGCAATGGGCGATGCTGATGAACTTCGAAAAACGGCTGATGTTCTCGACAAAATGAAAACTGCTCTGGTTTCAGCATACGTTAATAAAACAGGTTTAGATGATACTGAAATTGCCAACCTGATGACCGCTGAAACATGGATGACTGGCGCTGAAGCGCTAGAAAAAGGTTTTGCTACACAGATTACTGATGAAGTTAACCTTCAGGCCTCTTTCGATACATCCAAATTAAACCAATTCAAAAACAGCGTGAAAGAGAAGTTTTCACCTGTTAATGAAACCAGTTCAACCGTGACGATTAACGTTGAGGTTGCTGGCTTAGATGAAGCTGAAAAGCGCATCAAAGACTTACAACCTATCAACAAAACATCGGCCATTGCCGAAACAACTAATGAGGAAATTGTTATGTCTAACGACAAGCAAACCCCGGCTGCAAACGTGGTCGATGAACAAGCAATTGGTGAATCAGCCGTTGCTAAATTTAAAGCAAAAGAAGCTAAGCGCAAAGAGGGCATTAACTCGCTTTTCGCTAGTTGGAAATATTCACACGCTGATTTGCTTCAGAACTGTCTGAACGATGAAGAGTGTACGAAAGAAATGGCCTCGGCTAAATTGCTTGAAGCACTTGGTAAAGATCAAGCACCACAGAAAGGTGGTTTCAATGTCGCTGCTCACGCAGGCAACGGAAACATCACCAAAGATTCTATGGTTGCTGTTCTTAAGGCTCGTGCTGGTGTTAAAACCGCAGATGGCGAACTTACCAGCGATAACCCATACCGATCTATGAGTTTGGTTGAAATGGCCCGTGCTTCTTTGACTGATGCAGGTGTTGGTACTGCTTCTTTAGGTGATCGCATGAGCCTAGTTGGAGCAGCATTTACGCATAGTTCAAGTGACTTTGGTACAGTGCTAGCCGATGTAGCGCATAAGACAATGCTTAAAGGCTACTCTGAAGCACCAGAGACATTTGACCGCTGGACTCAGCGCGGCTCACTTTCTGACTTTAAGATCACAAGTCGCGTAGCGCTTAACGATATGAAGTCTCTTGAAAAAGTGCCAGAAGGTGCGGAATTCAAGTATGGCACAGTGGGTGAACGTGGTGAAAAGATTGCACTTGCTACTTACGGCAAGCGTTTCTCTATTACTCGCCAAGCAATCATTAATGATGATTTAGGTGCGTTTACTCGTATCACTCAGTTGATGGGTGCAGCTGCACGCCGCACAGTAGGTGATTTGGTTTATGCAACACTAGTTGATAATCCAGCTATGTCTGATGGTAAATCTTTGTTCCATGCTGATCACAGCAACTATGTCACCGGAGCTACCTCATCACTTTCTGTAGATTCATTAACTAAAGCTCGCACAGCGATGCGAACGCAGAAGTTAGCAGAAGGTAAGGCGCTGAACATCACGCCAGAATACTTGATTGTTCCTGCGGCCCTAGAGACTGATGCAGAAATGCTTATGAACGATACGGTTTACCCTGGCAAAAACAACAACCAGCGTAACCCGGTTGCAAACATGGCTGAAGTGGTTACCGAAGCGCGTTTGGACGAAAGCAGCGCCGATGCATGGTACTTAGCAGCAGGCGGCATGTATGACACTATCGAGGTTGCTTACCTAGATGGTAACGAGAACCCATTCCTTGATCAGATGCAAGGCTGGTCTGTTGATGGTACTGAGTTCAAAGTGCGTCTTGATGCGGGTGTATCACCGCTAGACTTCCGCACTATGTATAAATCTAAGGGCGCAGCGTAAGCTGCCCCCTCTCGTTAGAGGATTAATGAAATGAAAAATTTCGTTCAAGAAGGTAACGTTCTTGGTTTTACAGCGCCAGCTGGCGGTGTTAAATCTGGTAAGCCAGTGAAAATTGGTTCAGTTGTTGTGGTTCCGGTTACAGATGCAGCGGCGGGTGATACTTTTCAAGGTCATCGTTGCGGTGTGTTTAGCGTTGCTACATCAGGCACGCCTACAGAGGGTGAAAAGGCATATATCACGGCGGCTGGTGCAGCAACAACTACCGCATCAGGCAACACGCTAGTTGGTGCATTTGTTAGTGCTAAAGACGCATCAGGTAATGCTGATGTGTTGTTTACAGGTCAAGTAGTTTAATGAGTAACATTCACAACAAAAAGGAAAGGCTTGCTGAGTTGGGCCTTGCTCGATTTGGTAAAGATGTATTTGTTGTGGGTGTTCCATATAAAGCAATTATTACCGATGAAGAAGCAGACGATGAAACTGGTTATAGGCGTGAGTTGTTAGCCAGTTTCAGCTTCTTGTATTCAAAAGTAATCAAGACAGGTGATAGCGTAGTTTACGAGGCTGAAAACTATGTTGTAGGACGCCGCCAGAGAGTTAACTCTCTTGATCAGTATTACACAGTGGAACTAAAGCGTGCATAAAGCCAGAGAGATAATCAATCGATTTCACGAGAACTTACTTTTTCTTAAAGAAGGGTATGTGGCTGATGTTGTGAAAACCGATATTGATACAGAACAAGACTTTCCACTTGTTACTGTTCTAATGGGCCCAGACACACGCGAAGAACTAACAAAGGAAATGTACCAACACCAACTAACGCTTTACACAGATATAAGCGTGCGCGTTGGAAAAGATAGCTTATATGAAGCTGTACTGGATATACGAGAGCAAATCGAACTGAAGGTTTTGCAGATGCAGAAGCTTGATTTGGATTTCGTTTTTAAAATTACATTTCAAAACATGGGTGAACCGGAATACAACGGCGAAGGTGTTGATTACACCTGTAAAGCCCGATTGGAATTCATGGTTGAATATTTCAGCCAGCACGATAACCCAAGCGCTTAACAAACTTTCAACTCATTCAAAGCCCTGCTATTTAGCGGGGCTTTTTTATACCTAAAAGGGGAACGCTAATGGCTGGTGAATTAAACGGCACTCAGGTATTAATTAAAAAAGGCACATCTACCATTGTTGGCCAGATGGAATGCACGTTAACTTTCAATGGCACGCCAATTGATATTAGTAACAAGTCACACCAAGATTGGGTAACGTTACTGTCTGGTGAATTAGCAGGTAAGCAGTTACAAGTTGCGGGCACTCTGGTTTACAACAGCGATGCTACTTATAAGCAAGTGCGTGCTGATGCACTAACCGGCACGCAGGCCGATTACTCAATTGTTTACGGCGATACGGGTGAAGCGTTTGCCTGCAAAATGGTGCCTAATGGCCTTTCTGATGCGTTGCCCATGGGTGATAAAGTCTCCACTTCGCTTACGTTCCTTTCTAGCGGCGAAGTACAACACACGGCGGCATCATAATGAGTGGTGAAGCAAACGGTACAAACTGCTTGCTTTACCGCTTCACTGGCACCGAAGACGCGGTAATAGTGGGTCAGTTGGAACTGACATCAACATTTAATGGCACCCCCATCGAAATTACTAACAAGTCACACAATGACTTTGTAACGCTGATGGATGCCAACCAATCAACCAAAGGCCGCACAATTACCGCCAACATTGTTTACAGCAATGACGCTGAATACAAGTTGCTTCGTGCTGCCAGCCTTGCGGGTAACATTGATGAGTACATGCTTGATTATGGCACCGGATTAGTTGCTGATCAGATTCGTTTTAATGGCATACCCAATGCCCCCTCTGATACTGCGCCAGTTGGTGACAAGGTTACAAGCTCAATCACTATTCTCTCAGTAGGTGAGGATATTTGATGGAACTCAGGCTCTGTTATAAAACGTACCCGTTTAAGATGAACTTGGCCGCCATGCGCCAGTTTAAAACCAAAACGAATAAAGATCTTTGGTTTACGCTGGTTTCATTCCTTGAAACCTACATAACAAATCAATCAAAACCAACCATTACACTAATGCGCGCTCTTTACCAGTGCGTTGATTTTGAAACAGCTTCAGAAGCTTTTCATGCGTTAGTGAAACAAGGTGATAGTTCTATTGAATTAGAGCAGATTCAAGACGCCATGTTTAGAGTGGGTTGGCGCCCAGTTGAAGATGAAGACAGCGACTTCATTCAGCCATGGCCGCTTATTTTGTTTGATGTAGCCAACAAGATAGATCAAGAGTTCCGCGCCACTGTCAGCGACATAAAAAAAAAGGAACAAACTGGATAGCGCTTCCAAAGTCTAGTTCGGTTCAACCTTTTACCGTTGATTATTGGGCCTTCTATAAAGAGCTTGTTACCAAGCTGAAAATTTCCCCTTCCGAAGCTTGGTTACTTGATTACCCAGAATTACACCATCTTCTCAACCTTGGCGAAAGCTCCAACGCGGGTGATGTTTCAATGATGATTAACGCAGAACGCCGGGCAAATGGCGCTCGTGATGATAGGTATTTAATTAAGTGAGTACAGAAAAGTTCTTATTTGAAATTGCTGCAGATACCAAAGCGTTACGTGAAGAACTATCAAGCGGCAAAGACAGCGTTAAGAAGTTCAAAAGCGAATCTGATGGCATGCTGGGTAACTTGGACAGCCTAAAAGCACCGTTGTCTGCCGTTGCTACCGGTGTAGCCGCGGTAACCACTGCCGTAGTAGCTGGTACGTCTGCTTTAGTTTCCTATGCTGCCGCGCAAGGTCGAACCATTCAAGAAACTGAAACCATGGCAAACATTGCCGGGTTAACGGTTGAAGAATTTAAACGCCTTTCTTTTGTTTTCGGTACCGTGGGAATTAGTGGCGAAAAGTTTGGCGATATTATGAAAGACACCCAAGAGAGGGTGGGTGATTTTCTCGCTACAGGCGTTGGTCCTTTCCAAGACTTTGCTGATGTTATGGGCTATACCTCGAAAGAGGCCCGAGCCTTGGCCTTAGAATTCGAAACCATGAGCGGTCAAGATGTACTGCAAGAAATGGTTAACCGCATGGATGCTGCAGGAAAAAGCACCCAGCAAATGAGTTTTGCGCTAGAAGGTATATCTTCAAATAGCACTGCCCTTATTCCATTGTTACGTGATGGCGGCGCAGCTGCACAAGATTTGGCTGATACGTTCGATTCAATCAACGTAGAGTTATCAGAAGAAGAACGAGCTCAGTTTGCCGCCCTAGCTAATAACGTAGACCTAGCACAAGGCGCGTTCGTTAACTTCCTGAATAACGCAATAGCCCCGTTTCTGCCTGCTATTAATGCCGCTACTCAAGCGCTAGCTGAATTCTTCGCTGCCCGTCAAACGGGTATGGACTTGGACCGCATTATTGATGAGCACTCATTAGCCGAACAAGTTACCTCTTTAGAAGAAATCGAAAAGCTTCAAAAGCTGCTTAATGAAGAAGTTGAGACTTACGAGAACCTAACGCATCACGGCCGCTCGGGTAAGGCCAACAAAGAACGCCTAAAAGAGCTTAAAGATACACTTCCCGTATTGGAAGCCAGAAAGCAGGCCATTGAGGAAGAAAACGAAGCTACTCAGAGAGCGCTAGATTTAGAGTCCAAAAAAGGCAATTTAAAATCTGAGCGCACTTCAGGTGCCGACTCTATCAAACTGGAAGAACAGCTTTTAAATGAACTGAAAGCAGTTGAAGACGCAAATAAAAGCGAACTTCAACTTCTTGAAGATCAAAAAACGGCGCGCTTAGCTATTCTCGATAGCATGTATGAGGATGAGAAAAACCTCACTAAAGAAAAGTTAGACGAAAAGAACGCCATGAAAATGGCGATTGAAGCCGACTATTTATCGCAAGCACGTGAACTAGCCCAAACCGAAGAAGAAGCAAAGCTTGAAGCTGCAGTAACTGAAGCTGAAACGCAAAAAGAACTGCTTAATGAAAAGCTGATTTCGCAGGATGAGTACCAGGCTAAGTTAAAAGAAATTATTGCTTCTTATTCGCCTGAGTCAGTAGACCCTGAAGCGTTAGAGGAAAAGAACCAAGAAGAGTTAGAGATGCTCAACGATAAGCTCGATAATCAGCTTATCTCATACGAAGACTACTTTACTAAACTGGGCGAACTCAGCAAAAAAGACTCAGACGACAAAAAGAAAAAGTCAGAGTTAGAAAACTTCTGGTCAGAGTCATCAATTAAGAATCAAATGGATTTGGGCACTCAACTTTTAACAAGCTTGGGTAATAACAGTAAAACCGCACATAAAATTCAGCAGGGATTATCTGCAGCTAACGCCGGCATGAATACCGCTGAAGGTGTAACCAAGGCATTAGCCAAACAGGATTATGTTGGCGCAGCATTAACTGCTGCAACTGGTGTTGCGCAAATCGCTGCTATTTGGACGTCAACTCCAGATGGGAATAGCACCGTTACCCCCGTTTCTTCTCAACCAACTGAGCAACCCCAAGAAAACTATAACGATCAAGGCGCATCAATTACTGATGTTTCAGGCGAGGACATTACCACCCAACGCTTAGTAATTGAATTCAGTGACGAAGCAGTTGAAGTCGTAGGCCGCCACGTTAAAAAAGCAGAAAGCGAGAGACGTATTTAATGATCATCAGTAAAACAAATATCATTGCTGACAACTCAATTAATCTCGAGTCTGGCACTCTTAGTAGTGGTGCGTTATCAAACCTACAAGATTCTGACTTTTCGCGCTTGGCCAGTAGCAATTCTTCAACGTTTGAATTCACTGTTGATGGGATTGGTAGTTGTGAATACATCGCGCTACATGGTTTAAACCTAGCGCTTGGAACTGTTGTAACGCTAACGAGCCCTACTGTAAACAAGACGTTCACGGTTTCACGCCCCATTAAAAACTTAGTGTTTTATTTGGGTGGTGCTACCACTGTGAGCGATTTAACTATTGGCTTCTCTGGTTCTGGTCAAAAGGTTATTAGCTACATTCAAGCGGGTTTAGTTAGCCACATAGCTTGGGGAACGAATGCAGGCCAAAGCCTTTACTATTTGGGTAGCAATATTACTAACCGGGTTACGGCCAATGAAGCGGGTTTCCCTGTTAAACGAGTTCAAGAAACCATTGCGCCCAAACTAAGCTTTACATTTAGAAATATGTATAAGGATTGGGCCCGAACCGAACTGCAAGAAATCTTTACGCTATATCATGAAACTGGCGTTCTTTCCCAGCTGGATTATGAAGAAGAAAATAAGCCTGATGAGTCGTGCGCCTTGTTTGAGCTTACGAACGCTAAAGTATCTACTCATTCACAAACTACAACCCTTGTAGATGTGTCTTTGGCTTTTAGGGTTGTTGCATGAGCCTATTTCACTATTACGTTGTTGAACTGGATTTACCAGAGGTTACGAGCGCTTGCACAATTAACGGTAACCCCGGCTTTGGTACACCGCTCACTTGCACCGATCAAGACAATCATACGATTGTTACTAAAACGCACAAGTTCACAGATACTTCGTTAATCATCGGCGAGTCTGATGTTTACAAGTGCGTTAACCGCGTGAGTGAAACTACACCCATGCTGAAATCGGGTAACGGTGTAGCCAGCACAGCTACTTGCACAATAAGCATGCGCGACTTCACAGGTGATCCAAACTTAAGCAGCCCCGCGTTAGTCGCTAACGCATCAATAAAAAATAAAGGCTCGTTTTTCGGTAAGCTTAAATCTCGAAACGTTCTAACCAATAAGCCATTACGCGTTTGTTATTATGAAAGCGATGGCCGCACTTCTACACTGAAGCGCACACATCACTACATGCTAGTAGATGTTAAGCAAAGCGCTAACGATATGTGGACCTTCACTTGCAAAGATGTGCTTTATAAAGCCGATGATGAGAACAGCGACTTCCCTAAAATAGTAACCGGCACGCTGCAAAGTGATATCACCGAAGGTGAGACTACCATCACCATGAATGCAGATATTGCCGACTGGACGCCGTACTCAGATTATACTGCAGTAGTAAGCGGTGATTTGATGATGATAACAGATGCCACTGGCACTTCATCATCAGTAACACTCACGGTGGTTCGCGCAAACACCATTACGCTAGGTTCAAGAACTATTGAAAATGAGCCTTCAACGCACTCAGCAGGTGATGAAGTTTTTCGCGGCAGAAAGTTCGTAAACGCTGATCCTTATGATGTGCTGGTGAAAGTGTTTGAAGACGCTGACTTAACCACAGATAACTACAATGCATCTGTTATTCAGTCTGAACTTGATGAATGGTTACCAAACCTTAAAGGCTCAATCGATGCCATCATTTACGAACACGAAGACACAACTAAATTTTTAGACGCGTTTTGTGCAACGTTAATGCTGGATATGTGGACCGACTTAACCACGGGTAAAATTGTGATTAAGGCTACGAGCCCATGGAATACCACCACAGCAATATTGCGTGAAGGTATCGAAATTAATTACGGCTATATCAGCGTAGACGAAGACGCCGATCTTTATTACTCACGCGCTTTCCTTCAGTACGACAAGCGAAAGCTTACTGAAAGTGATGATGATGCCAACTTTGCGCGCTCTAGCTTGGCTTATGATGCAACGCTAGAGGGTGAGTATTTTTACAATGCCGAAAAAGTAAAAGATTTAGGCAAGTCTATTGTGCTAAGTAACAAGCTTAGCAATATAGAAACCGCCGAATTAACCACGGTTCGCTATGCCCAGCGCTTTAGCAACAGGCCACAACGCATCATTTCAACTGTAGAAGAAAAGAACCTTAACTTTTCTCTGGGTGATGTAGTTGAAATAGAATCAGCGGTAAATCAGGATTTCTACGGCAACCCTAACACTGGCGTTCGGGCCCAGGTTGTGAAGATAGCGCCCCTTAGTTCAGTTGGTCGCAACTATAAAGTTACTGCAGTAACCTATAACCCTTACATCGGCGGTGTTGCTGGCTCAGATTTGCCCGTTAACGCTGAGTTCGACAACAATCTTTTCACCATTGCCGGCGGTCCAGTTTCAGCAGACACCTTCACCTTTATATTTTCCTTACCTTTCTATGGTCAAGACACGCTTAATCAGGCGATATCGGCTGGCTCATTTCCTTCTGGCTCAACTATAAATCTAGTTTTTCTTAATGGCAGTACAGCCATTGGCCGTGGTGGTAATGGTAATAGCGGGAATGGTGGCGATACACTACGCGGGGCAAATGGCGTAACTATAAATATATACCTATCTGGCCCCACTCCTGATTTCGGTTCGGGTTCATACAATGCTGATGGCTATTTATTCGCACCGGGCGGCGGCGGTGCTGAATTTGAATATCAACAGGGTGAGGATGAGTACGAATTTAATCATGTGATAGGCGGAAGTGGTGGCGCCGGAAACAAGCCAGGTAGCGCTGGTGCTGGTGATTCAGACGGTTTCCCTGGTGAAAAGACTGAAGGCGGCAGATCTCACGGACAAGCAGGAAAGGGTGGTAACCCCGGCGAAGACGGAGAAAGTACAAATGGAGCTGTTGTATTTCAAGGTGGGTTAGCTGGCCGCTGTCTTTCTTTAAACGGCTCAACCGTCAACATTTACACGAATGGAAATGTAGGCCGATTTATAAAAGGCCGAGGGGATAACCCTAGCTCAATATCATGATCGAATCATTAATAGGCGAACTGTATTTTGATGTTGAGCTTTACGACAACATTGAAATTGGTACAAGAATTCGCATCGGTGAGCATTACAACGGTTCTAAGTGTGTTATTTGGAAAGATGGTGTTTTTCTTGTCGGACAACTCGAAGCATCGATTTCATTTCAGGGCTCACTGGTTAAGCTAAATAATGCTTCTACCGCACCTTACACCTCTTACTTAAACAACGAGCTCGTTGGCAAGCAGCTACAAGTATCTGGCTCGATTATATACACAAATGAAAACGCTTATCGCGAACTACGTGAAGATGCCATGTACGGGCGAAAGGCTAACTATAAAGTTGAATTCGCAGATGGTGAGGAATTCACAGCCTCATTCGTTCCAACAGGTTTGGCTGATAACTTCCCACGAGGCCAAGCACAAACAAGCTCATTTACGCTAGTTTCAAGCGGTAGCGTGTCCCGCATTACAGTTGAGTAAATTAATCAATGGCTGAAATAGAAAAGTTACAGGCCCTTACGCAAGGAACGCCAGGTAACAGCACTGGCGCAGATGTAGCAAAAGCGGTTAATGCGCTAATTGATAGAGCTGCTGAATTACCCGATGGTGTTCAAGAATCAATAGATAATCTATCTGCGCTTATTAATGAAGCAAAGCGGTACCTTGATTCGCAAGTTGCTAATAGTCCTTCTATAAAGCGCGAACAAAACATAAGCCAAATACTTACTGACTATCCAACGTTAAAAAGTACCGAAGTTCGCCCAACTGAATCACCAAACAATAAGCGCTTAATTCAGTTTGACGATGTGCGCGGTGAAGTGCATGTAGCATTAACAGATAGATGGTTCACCGTACCTACCACTATTGCCAGTCGTGCCTTCCCTATTTTTTATCGTGGTTTGATACTGCGCTTTAATAACAACAGTTCGTACACTGGCAATATCAAAATGCGTGTCTACCCTATGGGAACGGGCGGTTTAGGTTTGCCCAACAACCCCACGCTGGCTAATCACCAATGGCATGAGTACGAAACCAGCGTAACGAACCTTTATAAAATTGGTGAGTTCAACAGCGAGTACTTCGAAGGAATTATTGAGTATATAGAACTAGATAGCGGATGGCACAAGTTCGATGTTGACCAGTCTGATGTTGGCTCATTAAACGCAAAGTTTGATACTGCTTTCGGCACTTTGCGCTCACCATTCAGAACGTTCTACCAAAAAGCTGATGGCTATTGGTACAGCGAAGATATGTTTCCAGAAAACCTACACAGTATTGGTGCTAGCTGGGCGCAAGACGCTAATAACCCGCGTGTGTTTACGGTGACCGAAGCCACAGCAAGCAATGATGCCCTTCGTTTCTTTAGTGATTCTTTTGATGACTTCCAGTTTGAAATGATTTTAGACGTTTCTTATGTCGCAGGAACACTGGCGTTAACGGTATCAAATACAGACCCCAACAAAGTTTATTTTCAGGGGCCAGCACGCTTTATCACTGATGAGCGCATTTATTTTAAACGGGCAGGCTCTTCTACTACCGCTGCGCTTACCGTTGAGTCAATTAAAATGAGAATTCCACATTATGGATAGATTGTTCGATGTAAACCTACTTGATGATGCTGGCTGGACGGACGGGGAAGAGTGGGCTGACTGTAACCCAGCGCAAGACTTAGAGCGCGTTTACAAGCGTGTTTATACAGGTAGCGAAGAAGATGAACCTGATTACCGCGTAAACCCTGGTGATAATTTTTACATCGGCTCACACCCTGACCAAGTAAGAGACTGGACCCCTCGCACGTTACCTTGGGATTTAAACTTAACGAAAGGCCAAAATGGTAACCCGTTATCTTTCTACTTTGGTCTGCAAGTAGGTGAGCGAGAAATAGATACAAACCTTGATAATCATAGTCCTTGGATGCAAAACGTGTCCGGCGATTTCATTATTCTGGGCGCAAACTATCACCGTTTCTTTGGTTTAAAAGTCAAAGACTCCGACCCTGTATTAAAACTCAATTCTGATAACAAAGGCAGTGAGGTGCACGGCGCTGTGCTAAGTAACGCTGGCCTTATTGATACTCAGGGATACGCTATGTTCGATTGGATTTTACGCAAACTCACGTTTATCAACACCATATTTAAAGCGCTCGATATCCCTCTGGGTTCAAGCAATGTATCAACCCAAGACTTTGATATAACTGGTACGGGTGACATTGGCATGGTAATCCGTGCGGGTCACACTGATATGGAGGTTATAGGCGGCACAATAACTAACGAGAATCACTTTTTCAGTGAAAACTTCACACTACTGCATGGGTTAGAAATAGAAGCTGGCGGTGAAGCTGTAGTTCGATACGTGCATACCAGTGGTTTCAGTGGTAACGGGTTTAAGTTTGGATGCGCAGTAAACGTAAAAGGCTTAACTTCAGATCATGATGGTGCAGGCATTGAGTTCTTGGAGGTGTCTACTGCAAGAGACTGTATGATTAGCTGGACCCGTCAATTAGACGGTGACAGTTTCGCATACTACTTTCACAAAGACGGTGAACTTAACAACTGCGGCTGCAACTTAGATGAAGTCGGCGGTTTGGGCGTTGTGGTCATCGGTCCTAATGCAACGGTTACTATTAATGGTGGTGATTACAGAGCGCACTTACCTTTGCCGTTCCTATCGGCCCAAGGCGCTTGCACCGTAGTTTTGAATAACGTAATGGTGAACGATGTTCTTTACAACGAAACTATCGAACTAGCCGAAGGGGAAGCGTGGCGTGGCGATAAAGCTGAAGTTACCGTAGATACACTACAAGTTAAGGCCAACAAGACGCTTGTTTTACCTTACATGCACATACCTCAGTTGGATAATGCTATAGCCGTTCAAGGCACTGAAAGACCTTTCCAAAGTGTAGTTACCCTTCCAAGTGGCGCACGAGTGTTACCTACTGAAGAAGGCTCACTTCGATACATGCCAGCAGAGGCGTGGCTACATTTAGACCCAGGCGAAACGGCAATAGATTATTTCCGTTATTCAACGGAAGACCTCATTTACATGCACAAGTTTGTTATTCATGCATCTGATGAGGTAGGCGCAAAGGTAGTTCAGCCTGATGGGTTTAGCGGTTCGGGCTGGTCTAAGAGTGGGGGTAATTACTATGCAAATGGTACAAGTAATCCTTTAAGTGCTAACTACAACTTTGAAGCTGGTGAAGTCTATCAATTATCACTAAAGCTGGTTGATAAGGTAAGCGGTTCAGTAACGCCTAAAATCGGTAATTCCGTGGGGCAATATAGCCATGCTATCGAAGGTACAGAGGTGTGGCTTATCCGTGCACCAGCGAATGCAACTCAGGTTCAAATCACAGCCAGTGGCTACAAAGGCAACGTCCAAAATATCTACGTTCGCAAGCTACTAAGAACGGAGACACCTTGTGTACCCACGCTTGCCAGCTCTGTGTCGGGCACAACGGTGAATTTGTCGTGGAAGCTCCCACCTGTTGATAGGCTTAAAAACCGTAATACTCCCGATGTTTATATACAAAACCAAGAATTAGCCGTGAACGACGCTGACGGTTATCGCGGTTACAGCAGCGGTTCACACAGGCATTACCTATTTGAAAATGTATCGGTTCAAAATAGGCGTAACGGTGTAACGCTTAAAGGTGCTGAGTCTCTTGAAATAGATGGAATGGACTTTGTTGGTGGATATAGAGGAACTAACGAAACATGGCAAGTAGCCGTGGTTCCCGAATATAAGCACCCGTACTGTAAAATTTCTCAGTTAGGAAATATCACTGCCGATTTACAGCTTGAATCAAACTACGGCAACTACAACTCACAGTTTGGCAACTGCGACATCCTCGTTATAAACGCGCCTTACTGGGGCGTAGGCTCATGGGGTGAAGCAGGAAAAATATACACATGCCATGTCTACAACTTAGACGGCAAAAACTCCACTGATGCTATTACCGATATAAAACGTGTTACGGAAATCAACAACAGCACTTTAACCGGTTCTTGTAAGATTGTTCGTACTCACCGCAGAGGTTCAGCGTCACTTAATAATAGTGAATTTAATTCTACCGTAGGTACGCGAGAAACCTTCGCCCCGAGTCATAGCCCTGCTTACATGGAGCTTTGGAACTGTTACGCAGACGGACAACGCTGTGTGACTAAAGAGCAAATGAATAATCAGAAAAAAGGTGCTGGCTTCTACTACTCAGATAGGGGTCTATTAGCAGGCAACCAAAATTCTGTAGAAGTCCTAAAAACCTACCCAACGCTAGACGACCTGAACCGCTTTGCTATGACTGATATGGAATTTCAAGTATCGAGCAATGGTGGTTCTAGCTGGTCTACTTTGAGCGTTCCCAATATAGGATTACCTGGGGTTGTTGGTTGCTTTAAACGTTCAGTTTCACTTTCTTCAGGCACATACCAGATCAGATGCCGTTGCCTAAACGGTGCGCTCGTAGGGGCATGGTCTAACACAATTTCAGTTACAGTATAGAGAGAATAGCGATGGCGATAGTATTTGACGGTAATGGGAGCATAGGAGGCTTTAGAGCCGCTCTAACGGGGGATTTTGAAGTAATCTTACCGACAATCGAAGTAGACGGTAGTTATAAAGCCATCTTTGGTTCTAATAATTCGGATACCTTTTTACAAATCCGTCCAAACGAAACAAGATTTAGGTTCAACGGTGGGAGTAACACTATAGACCTACCACCTACAGCCATAGGAACCGTAGTTTCAGACGGGAGAATAACTAGGGTAGATGGTGTTCTTACTATTACCTTTAATGGCAATACAGGGTCTACAAATAACACTGGTACAGTCGATATCAGAAACTGGGGCAGCATGAATGGTGGTTCTTTTTTCGTAGGTAAAATGTCGGGTGTGGCCTCAATAACTGGTGATACTGATGGGGTTATTACCCACGATTTTGATGGGGGTGTTGAAGGAGATACGCAGCTTACGAATACGTCAGGGGATTATGACCACGGAACGCTTAGCGGTTTCACGACAGGGGGTTTTGAAGGTTCTGCAACACCAACACCAAGCATAGCTGACGCGGGAGCCGACCAGAGTAATATCAACGCTGGGGAGACTGTAACACTTGATTCTTCAGCATCTACAGGGGTAGTTAGTCGCTTATGGTCTGAAGTTACAAGTACAGGGGTTGTTTTAAGTGATGATACGGCTATAAGCCCTACTTTTACAGCACCAAGTTTTACTGAGCTTACTGAAATTACATTTAGAGTTACTACTACTGGAAGTGATGGAACAACAGATTTTGATGATGTTAGTTTTTTTGTACTCGAAGATGGCGTAGTAGCAACAGACCCAACAATCTCAATTCTGACACCCTATACTTACCAGACGAAAAAAGCTGATTCGCTTTTTGAGGCTATTTTTACGTTATCTGGTGTCATTACAGATCTACCGGCTGGAGCCGTAGCCGAGTATCAAGTAGATAACGGCAACTGGATTCAAGCGGCAACAGACTCCAATGGTAACTACTCTACAGACGTTGTTATCTATAAACAGCAGAGAATAAACGTGAGGGTTAGTACACATCCGACAGTCACAGCTACGGTCGGTTACGTTACAGCTGCAAACGTATGGTTAGCTTGGTGGCAATCTAACGAAAGCGGTCGGGGATCTAGCACTCAAAACTCCGTGCGAAATGAACTAGGTGCTGAAGATTTTAGACCTACGATGTTTCGTGATGGTACTTGGCAAAGACTAGCAGACCCTACTAGTGAAGATAGTACAGGCGGGTCAACATGGGTTCGTATAGCCGTTGAATTTGCGAAAATAGGTATCCCGATTGGTGTTATAAACGTCGCTGTAGGAGGAACTAGTTTAGAACGCTGGATACCTTCTAGTAGTGACTTGTGGGATAGTCGAATTATTGCGGAAACTACTGAAGCAGATTGTGGTGGTGTTACTTTTACAGCGTCTTTAGGCGGCGAATCAAATGTAGGCACTGACCCTGCAACAATGCGACTGTGGCTTGAAGAAATGATTAATGCACTCTATTCAGAATTTGGAAGCGTGCATTATTTAACGGATATCCCTAGAACCTATGCAAACGGAGAAAGTGACAATTTAAGAGCTGAATTTGATTACATCATTGAGAATAATCCTTACTGCCGTTTTGGTGGCGACACTGAGGTTGTAGACTTAACTACGTCTGGGGATGGTACGCACTTAAATTCAGGTTCGCAAGTAAACGAAGCTGCATTAATCCGGTTTGCTGCGTTCACCGCAGAGCAAGCAGAAGAAAACCAACCCCCAACCGCAAACGCTGGCCCCGACCAATCGGTAGCAGCAGGTGTACTTGTACAGCTTAGTGCTTCTGGTAGTTCTGATAATGATGGAACTATCGTAGGTTACAAATGGCGTGAAACTACTAACAGCGGCGTAGTTTTATCAAGTACCGCTGCTGAAAACATTAGCTTTACATCGCCAGTATCTGATACTGCTCAAACAGTAACGTTAGAACTTATTGTTACTGATGATGGCGGCTTAGATTCAGCACCGGTTTACGTAGACTTCAATGTTGCTGCAGAGGTTGACACTACCCCACCAGTAATAATTCTAACTGGTGGCAACATCGCTCTTAACGTTGGTGAGTTATTCCAAGAACCCGGTTATCAAGCTTTTAATAACAAAGGTGTTGATATTACCGATCAGGTAACTGTGACTGGTTCAACTTCTACCGCATTCCCAAGAACTGGAACGCTTGAATACAACGTTGTAGCCGATGGGATAGCAGCGGAAACCCAAACAAGAATATTCACTGTTACCGCTGAGTCTGAATTGCTCGAGGCCGTTTCAAAACAGAAGTTCTTGCGTGACAATACGGTTATATCTGCGTTCACAGGGCGTTCTAATATCGAAGAACTTAAATTCAAGCTAGCAAGCACTAATGCAAAAATTGCGTTAGATAATCAGGGTTATTACGATTTTGATGAAAACGAAACGCAAAAGGTAATAGTAGTTACTGACGATGGCGAAATAAGTTCAGAAAACGGTGATGTTGAATGGGAAGGCTCAAGCCTGTTTGTTCGATTCGGCGCTTTCAGTTCCCGCAAGTCTCAGTTATCTGCGCGGGTGGTTGTGTTCTTAGCAGGCGATGAGCGCGGTGTAGTTATCGCAGGCCCAGGGCTTAATGCTAACCTACTTGTTAAGTTCAACTAGAGTGAAGGCAAGGACGCCTTTTATTTCCTAACAAGAACCCTATCATATACGGCAAATCAAACACTTAAACAAGGAGATTTGTTAGGAACAATACCTATCAAGCCTATGCGTTTACTAGCCTGTTCATACGGATTTAAAATCCCTTGTGTGGTGAAAACTCCCGTACCCTTATACAGTAGTTACCATAGTTTTATGTTGCTGTTCCTGTTAGGTATTTAGTTTCCCGTTGTTCAACATTTACCGAACAAAAAATACCTTCAAATTTAAGCATAAGTTATTGATAGAATTGTTTTAAGTGCATTTTCGCGCGTATTTCATGGGGTGTCAGGGGTCGTAGGTTCAAATCCTATCACACCGACCAACTTTACCTTCCCCATTTCAATAACTTACGCAATTTTCCAAAAACAACCAACTTTCTCGCGTACCCTTTCCGTACCCTTTCCGTACCCTTATACAGTGTTAAGGCTTTACTTCAAAAGTTGCCACTTTGCCCCGCAAGATTCACACTTGGCCCTTTTAGAACCAGATCGCGTTTGAATTAAATTTCCACCGCACTTACCACAACTAACATCTTTCGTTCTTTGCGCCATGCGCTCGTTTATACCGCTGACATTTCTCTTTGTTGGCTTGATGTAACCAAGAGTCTTGCAAATTTTTCGATATTCCGAAGAAATCCACTTTCCGTCTGGTTCAAGGTGTAGACCATCCCCCATCATATCTCCCAGCTTTATCAGTTGATTGTGAAGGTGTGATACTGTTTCTTGAGGTAGTTCTTTCATTACTTATCCTATATTCAATTCAGCAGCTGGAACACGAACCCATTCAACGTGGTTCTCTTTGTAAATTTTTGTCGATTTTGCATCACTGTGCGCTGCTCTCGATTGTGGGTCAACGCCAGCTTTATCAAACAAGTGAATAGATAGCGCACGTATTTCGTGAAATGTTGGGCGTTCTTCTTTCTCTAGGTTCGCAGTAATGCCTAGCGAATCACGCAACTTTGAAAACTCACGGCTTATATGTTTGCTAGAAACTTGGAATGGATGATCACACCCTTCACCTATTTGGTCTCGGTAACGGCCAACCCGGTTAACAATGTAAGGGCATAGTAACCCTTTACTTTCATCAATAACCTTTTGCAGTTCAGCGGTTACTGGTATCTCAACCCGCGATGCTTCTTTATGCTGCACCTTTTGGCGATGAATGCGAATGTGCCCATCTTTAATATCACGGTATTTCATGCGGCTTACTTCAAGTGTTGCATGCGTGGTTTGCAGTGATAAGCGCATTGCAATATTTAGCCAATGTAAATTGGTGTCGGCGGCACTGGCCGCTAGCATTTTCTTGAAATCTTCCAATTTTAACCGCTGGCGCTTTTTCTTCTCTTTAGTACGAGTAAGCTTTTGCTCGGCAAAATTCACTTTCATAGCCGATTCATCTACCAGGTACTTAAATATTTTGCGCAAGAACCCAAGCTTTCTGTTGTAAACGTTGTTACTTTTGCCATCTGCAGCAAGCGCTAAGAAGTCGTTAACCGTTTCTAGCGTAATCGACTTAGAATAAACGCCACCAAAATGCTCGAGTAAAAATTCATAATTGCTTTCGAACTGTTGCTTTGCATTGGCGCCTAAAGGCGCATCGTCTAATATGCGTTTTTTAACTTTTGGCAACCAGTAATCAAGCGGTTGGTTATACTTATCTTCACGTTGCATGCGTAGCTTTTCTGGTGAACGGAGCTCCATATTAAAAGTAAGCGTGGCTTGTATGGCATCCCTTCTTTTAGTGCCAATAGGGAAATAGAAATCTTTACCATTAGGGTAACGAAAGCGGAAGCGCTCAACGCCCCGCACTTCCTTTACCACTAACCCAGTTGGTAAGTCACTATTTTTAATATTTCTTCTTCGCGGTGCCATTTGCTACGCTGCCTTTTGCTTTGCTCTCATCATATCAACCAAGCTTTGTACGTTCGATTGATTGCTTTCTTCCATAAATATAGCCATTCTTCCCGTTGGCGTGGTTTCAACGCGAGAAACACCCTTAAGTTTCTTACCCGCGTTGATCCAATTGCGCACCGTTCTTGAAGTTACAGAGCCGCCCCATACTTCATCGGCATATTCTTGGGGGGTTAGTGCTTTCACTTACTTTCCACCTCTACGCTTTAATTTACGCTTACGCTGCTTTGCTTGGTAAGCATTAACCGGTTGACGAAAACCGCTCATATCTAACGGCTTATACTGGTTTCTTAAAGGTTGAAACTTAGGCTTATCCTCAATCATCACTTCATGCCCAAAGCCAGCAACTATTGCCGCAACTTCAGCGGTCATAGAACCGCCGCCTAAAATTCCGATCCGTTTAGTCACTGTCTTGCTCCTTGCGTAGTTGTTCTATTTCTGAATCAATAATATCCGTGCTTAACCAAACAGGCTGCACCATCAACTTTTCTACGCTTGGAGATTGACTAATAATCCAATTTTTATGCATTAGTTCAACAGCTTTTGATTTTATCTTTTGAAGCACCTCAATCTTTGCTTGACTTAGGATTTTATTTCTATGGTTTTTGTTGTTCATTTCTAATTCAATGTTAGCCGAAGAAATCCCGACTTTATTACGAAGTTCAGCGTATCTAGCCTCCAACTCCCTACAACGCTCATTAGCCTTTGCTAAATCTTCTTTTACACATAGCAAGTCTTCGTGCAGGTTGTATGCGACAGAGCTGCTATCAACTTCTGATAGTTTTTGAATTTCTTCGTTTGTTTTGCCGTCTGACCACAAAGCCATCACTCTTGCTCCTTGCGTAGTTGTTCTCTGTGGTAATTACAGAAGTTTTTGAGAAGCATATCGAGATGGTTTGCGCGTATATCTAATTTGTCGTGGTTAAACATATAATCGCTCGCGCTAGAAACCATCTTACTCAACAGGTCAATCTTCTTCTCTATGGCGAATTTGTTAAGCAGTGCTTTCGACTCGGTGTTGTCTATCTCAAATAGACGCTCAATAGCTGCACCCATATCCATATCAACCAACTCGCAACAGGATTCCACATTGGCAGCTAACTCAAGGTTAGTTTGCTCTAGACTTTTTACACGCTCATTAGCCTTTGATAGTAGTGCATCCACAAACTCATAAACATACGGGTTTAAATCCATTTCGCCGCTGGGTTGCTGCTTTAACTTAAATCCGTTGGATAAAGCTAGTTCTTTTACTTGCTGCTTATTCACGCCACTCTCCCCATTTGTGCTTGACCTTGAATAGTGTCGATTAATGCCGATGCGCGGCCTTTTGAAAGCCCTGTTTTCTGGCGCACCGTTTCAATACTTTCACCCGCTTCTAGTAGATTCTGAACACGTGCTACCACAGTGGCATGAATGCGTATTGGCTTGTTGTTTATTATGATTGTGGTCATGCTGCTTGCTCCTTGCGTTGTGGAATTTCACAAAGTTCTGGTAGGTTTGCTTCTACTAATGCTTTAGCAAAAGGTGGTGGTACTGCATTGCCACACCTGGCTACTTGCTTAGTTTTTGAAATAGGCTTTCCGCTTGGATCAACATCAATGATGTAGTCATCAGCAAAGCCTTGTGCTTTAAATAGTTCTCGCGGCTGTAGCATGCGCATTCCGATATCAACAATCTGATAATCGACACCGCGAATAGTTACTAATCCGAAGCGTTCTTTGGTTGTGATAGTTTGAAGTGGCTGATCGGCAGGGTGGCCGATATTGGTGCCGTAATACTTTAATAAAAAAGCTCTAACTTCGCCCAAGTGCAACCCGCCGGCTGTAATAGTGTGTGCTGGCTCATCTGCACGGTGGCCGATGTTAGTGCCACGCATTTTGATTAAGTGGCTAGTTACGACCGCTTGAGTTATAGCTGTACCCGGTCTTTTTTGTTCGCCCCCAGCAGTTATTGTATGAACAGGTGTATCTACTCGAAAGCCAACACTTCCGCTCCTAAATTTTGTTATGAATGGAGCGAGGATAGGTTCAACCAAAGCACTATGATTTGTCATACACAACGTATTGATCGGCTGGTCTACACTTCTAGGCTTAGCGCTGTATTTAGGCCCCCCACTTCCAACTATCAAGGGAGCTTTACTCTTAATGATATAAGGGCTATCTGACTCAACAATGAATTTTTGAATACCTTTCGCAATCCTTTTAAGTGTGTTTTCAGCCAAAGGCTTTTTGCGCTCGAAAATAGAAGGGCAGGGAATAGACCAATCTATGCATTCAGCTGCAGTGCGCCATGGCTTCAACTTGCCGCTTTTAACTTCTGGTGAATCTGGTTTGCCGTGCGTAGGTGTAGGCCAAACAATAGGTATGCCATCACGGCGAGCCACCATGAAAAGACGCTTGCGGATAGTAGGTGCACCATAGTCACATGCGCGAAGCTCTTTGAATTCTACTTTATAACCTTGACGTTCTAGCGCTCTTACAAATGACTGAAAAGTTTTTCCTTTACGATCTGGGCATGGCTTGCCATCTACTATTGGGCCCCAAGTTTTAAATTCTTCTACATTTTCCAGCATGATAACTCGAGGCTTAACAGTCGCAGCCCAGCGAACTGCAACCCATGCTAACCCGCGAATTTTCTTTTCAACTGGCTTTCCACCTTTAGCTTTACTAAAGTGCTTGCAATCAGGTGAGAACCAGCATAAACCAACTGGCAAGCCATTAACCGCTTCACGTGGGTTAACATCCCAAACGCTTTCGCAGTAGTGTTTAGTGCTAGGGTGATTCATAGCATGCATAGCTATAGCATCAGGGTCGTGATTGATAGCAATATCAACACTTCTACCCGTTGCCATTTCTATACCTGAAGATGCGCCGCCACCCCCAGCAAAATTATCAACAATCAATTCCTTGAATAAGTTCATGGTTTTTATCCTCAGCCCCGAAGGGGCTGTAATATTCTTTACCTTTTAGTAAGAAAAGTTACAGAGGTGGCCTAAGCCACCTTCTTCAAGTTGTTAGCCTTAACCGATTCAACGAACTCGCGTAAGTCGCTGGCGTAAGGCTTGTTTGCTTCTTCAACTAGCTTGGCTAGCTGATCCATAGCATTTAGCTCCATTACTGAGTATTGGCGCGTTGGTGCTTGTTCTTGTCGAACCACGCTAGGCGCTGGCTTCGCTTGCGGTTCTGGTTGAACTTCTTCTTTTGGCTCATGGGTAGGGGCTTCCTGTGCTAACTGGTTTGTTGCTGCCACGTATTGCTTGTTGCTTTCTGCCTCTGCATCAAAACGGGCTTTCTCTTCCGCATCACGCTTGGCTTGTTCTTCTGCTCGCGCTTTCGCTTCAGCTTCACGTTGCAGTTTCGCTTGCTCTTCTTGGCGAATGCGTTCACGTTCTGCATCTTCTTTGGCTTTTTGTTCAGCCTGGTAAGTTGCAATGCGAGCCGTTACCAACGTCTTGAAGTCTTCAGTTGCTTTGAAAGCAATTTGGGCCCAGTCGTTAAAGAGGAAGTCATAACCTTGCGCTTGGGTAGAAAGGTGTAGGGCATTGCCCATAGCCAGTTCAACAAACTCAGCGATTTGGATTTTTGCTTTCGCTACTTCGGTGTCAGCAGCGTCTTGAAGTGACTCGATTGTGCGTTTGCCTTTCATGGCACCGGCTGGGTTAAAGTCTATGTTAGGTAGCTTGGCATTAACTTTTGCCATTGCTTCATTAAGCGCCTTTGAAGCTTCCTGATTAGCCTTGTTAAGAATCTCTTCGCGCAATTCTTCTTTACGCGCTTTGATTTGCTTACCTTCAGCTAGTCGCGCCTGACGAATCTGTTCAGAGATAAAGCGCATGTCTTTTACAAAGGTATCGATTGAATCAATCTCACCCATAACGCGATCGCATGCGTCCTTAATGTCTTTCTCTGCTTTAGTGAAAACCTTTTGACGCGCCTCGGCATCGGCAAAGTCTTGGTCTGATTCGAGCGGCTTTTCAGATAGCGCCACAAGGTCAGTGGCAGCTTGTTTGTACGCTTCTAGGTTTGACTCTAGTGCTAAGCCATTAATTTTGTAGTTGATGGATGGCAGTTCGCGTACTGGACCAGAAGTAACAGCTTTCTCAACTTTCGCTTGCGGCTCATGGCTTTCTAAATCAATGGCAAATTGCTTCCAGCCTTTAATAAGCGCTTCGCGTCTTTCAGGAACTGACACGTAATACATTGCTTGCCAGTTGTCTTTCGTTCCATCACTGGTAACGAAGAAACACTTTTCCGCACCAGACACTAAAAGTTGCTGTTCTAACTGCCAGTAGTAGTGAGGCTCTAGCACGTTATTAAGCACGTTCTCAGCAAGCGTTTTATTGAAAAGCTTATGCTCAAAACACACATCGTCAAACATGGTCAAACCGTCAAAGCTGGCAAGTAACGCTAAGCCTTCAACTTCTAGCGAGCCGGTAACTGGAAAAAGGTCTTCACCTACATCGGCGGCAGCAAGAGGGCGAGCCGCTTCTTCCGTTGCATGGCCTTTATCGAAAAGCTTTTGTAGATACTCGTCTACAATCGTGGTCCAGCCTTTCTTTGCATCTAGCAATTGGTTGCGACTAATGTTTTTGTGATCGCCCATCATCATTGGTGCTTCTGATGCGGTGAAAAAGTCTTTGCGAAGTTTTAGCCAAGCTTCGCTTCCCTGGGTAACATTAATATGCTTCATGGTTATGCTTCCTCTGGCACATCTACAATGGTTTCAATTTGCTGTCTGATTTCTTCAGGCAGCGTGAATTGCGACTCAATCATTTGTATAAAGTCTTCAGGCGTTTTTCTGCCTGCGCCGATGGCATTAGCCATTTTGTTAGCGTTCTCGTTGAACTGGTCTTGCGTGTAAACTGGCTTTTCGTTACTCGCTGGCGCTGGGTTAATTTCACGCTCGCCGCTAGCCGCATCCTTAATGCGCTCAGCTTCATCAGGGTCAACAATGCCGCTGATACCAAATGCGTAACGACCAGCTTGGATAGTTGCTTTGTGGCGCAACATGCGATTCGGCCACTGCTTCCACGTATCGGTAGGGCGCTTACATTCGCTCATGTACTCAGTGACAGTAATAGGGCGCTTTGCATCTTTGCGATAAATAGAGCATTTGATAGCAACCAAGTTGCCGCCATCCAAAATGTCTTCATGCTCCATACCATCAAACTGTTCATGGTTGGTGATAATTTTTAGCCAGCCATCGATTGAAACGATTGGCTGAATGCCGCCACCTTTCGCTGGGAAGGCGTAGATTTCCTTTACAAGCGGATTAAGCTTGTACTCGTTAGCTACGGCCATGAATGAAACGAACTGTTCATTGCTCACTTGTTTGCCGCTTGGCATAACCGTATTAAAAACAATGTTTGTTAACTCTTGCTCTGAAACTGCAAGGCGATTTGCCACTTGTGCTAATGCTGTGCTACCCATGATTACTTGCTCCTTTAATACTTTCCACTAAACCGATTACTTTTACTTTCCATCCGTCAGGGCGGTTAACGACCATTGCGTGAAGCCCCAATGTTTTCCACATGCGCTTTTCTGTTAGCGCCTTGTGATACTCTTTGTAAGTAACGAAAATCACGCTGCGTCCTCCATAGGGTTGCCATCCTTGGCAGACGATGGAACTGTTTCAGTTGCTGGAAAAGGGTTGATTACATCAATAGGCACATCAACGTTGTTAGCCATTTCAAAAAACGCGTCTACGGCATCAGAATCGATGTTTAGCGTTGTGCCAGGTACACCTTCACGACATAGCGTTACATCGGTGTCACGTGAATTGGTGATAGTTTCTAGGCGAGTAAAATGCTCACTGCCATTTACGCCACTATCACGCCATTGAAGGCAAAATAAGCCTTTAGTGTTTGTGGTTCGGATTTCCATCGTTTATCATCCTCGTTGCTTATGGCTGCTCTGTCTGTCCAAAACTTCGCAGCCGTGGTGTGTGCCCCTTCGGGGGCGCGGTTTATGCTGCGCTCGCCAAGTTAGCTGTAAGCTTGTCAATGCACTCTTGAGCGTCAGCGATGTAATTTTCAGCGGAATCGCCCGAATATTTGCCGTTAACCGCTTCACAGAATTTCGTGAACGTGTCAAAAAAGCATCCTGCTGCCACGTAGAACTCACCTTTATTTATCAACACAAAAATGGCTCTAGAGTGAGCGCCGCAGTTAGCCTTACTTTCCACCTCTTTGAAATTCTCAGGCGCTAGATAGAGCGATTCGCATGAAAATGACTCTGGTAGCTCAGTGATTTGAGTGCCACAAAGGTCAAGATAGCCACCTACATTCAAACCCTCTGGTAGCTCAGTGATTTGAGTGCCACCAAGGTCAAGAGAGCCACCTACATTCAAACCCTCTGGTAGCTCAGTGATTTGAGTGCAACCAAGGTCAAGATAGCCACCTACATTCAAACCCTCTGGTAGCTCAGTGATTTGAGTGCCACCAAGGTCAAGATAGCCACCTACATTCAAACCCTCTGGTAGCTCAGTGATTTGAGTGCCACCAAGGTAAAGAGAGCCACCTACATTCAAAC